TGAACGATATAAGGTTAATAAGGACGCAAAACGTCTGTGCGATGAAATAAAGAACGTCCGTTTCTTTCCTCAGACATACAACGACCATATCAAGCGATTTTTGTCGTTCTGTGTTGATATATGCCCCTCGTTGAAAGAAGAGATTGGCGGCAATAAAAAAGGGGAATACATAACGCAACCAAAATATAAGTGGTGGGGGTCTCATAGTGCAAGACATACATTCACCAACTTACAATTGTCCCTCAATGTTCCAACAGAAACCATAATCGCAAGCACGGGGCACAAGACAGATGAAACCTTGAAGAGTTTCTACCTTCAACAAAAGGAGATTGACAACCTAAGAAAACGGCAAGCCGCCGCGGTTGGTGATAAACTAAAATCAGCCTTCATGTAAGGCGCGCATATATATTTTTTTCTTTTTATTTTCTCCTCTGCATAAACCACTTGGTTTATGTGGAGGTTTTTTTGTGCATTTTTTTCTCGTTTTTCTTCCTCAATGCGCGCATTTTTCTCGTTATCGCACTATTTATATATAAAGAAAATAAAAGAGAAATATGGAAAGAATTTTGATCTTAGCCGCTATTATCTTAGCCGCTATATTATTCCCACAAACCGCTTTGCTCGTTATTGGTTACCTTGCGAGTTGTTTTGAAGCCCTCATTAAAGTTGGCATTGGACTTGGCTGTATTAGTGCTGTTTACATGCTTGTTTATTATAAGGTGGATAATGATGAGAAGAGATGACAAGCATTGCAGAAGAAAGACGCATTGAAGCACAAGAAGAATTTGACTTCAACGCAACTAAAAAAATACTTGGTGCATGGCTGCCTACAAACAACGTTGAAATAAAGCGTTTTGATAAGCACGCACAATATACCAACACGGACGCGGGTGCAATTCTATTCTATAAAGGGAAAGAACACGTTGTGGAATATGAGATAAAATCTCGACATAAGGAAGCGGGTACATTAGAGCGTTTCCCCTATTCTGAACTATCAATCAGGAAAATACTAAAGATTAAACGCTATCTTGAAGAGAACAACAAAGACGCAAATCTTAGATATGTTCAGATATATACAAACGAGGATAAATCCAAGGTGGAAGCGGTTTTCTTGTTTAATCTCGATTGGTTGAAAGGTCATATCACAATCAAGAATTGGAAGCAGCCCCAAAATAATTTTGAGTGGGAACACCCCAATGATTTTGATATTGAACGTTTCAGCATTGATAATAACAGCGGCCTTCCTTTTATTGAGCAATCAAATACACACAATCAGGAAAAGCCCCATTTTACTTATATGATTTGCAAGAAGACTCAATACAAGCTTGACAGCAAACATATAAATGAGCTGATTTTGAACATTCCCTTGCAAAACGCAAGAATGATCTATCTTGATTCAAGCGTGCGTTCAAAGTATGAGTTTCTATTGAAGGGAAAGACACAGAACAAATATAATCCCAATTTTTTTGAGGCGTTTTGATTTGGATTTTCCACAAGAACGCAGTATAATATAATAAAGGAGGAGATGACAATGCCCACTATCAATAAACCCAAGAAGAATTATTCAAGGAAGAAGCACGGAGTTCATGAGCTTATCCAAAAGCACGTTTACTCAGCCACAAGATGGCAACGCGTTAGAAAGGCATATTTCATGGAACACCCTTTGTGCGAGCGTTGTTTGTCAGAAGGCAGAACAAAAGAAACAGAAGAAATTCATCATGTAATCCCGTTGAAATCTTGTAATGGTGACCTGAACTATTTGATTCAGCTTGCTTTTGATTATGATAACCTGATGGCTTGTTGTACCAAATGTCATGAAGACATACACGCTGAAATGCGTGCACAACACAAAAGAAAAATCACGTCGTGAGGCGTTATTTCATTCATAATTTTATTGTTTTTTCAGTTGTCCAATTGCCAAAGTGTTGGTGATTGGGCATTTTTTTGTGGAAAAATTTGGGTTTTCACCTCGATGTTAGTATATTTATGAAAATAAGCACTATTTATTTAGTGAAAAAACATTACAGAATTATGAAGGTGAACTTTAGTCAAGCCTTTGACGTGAAGCCCAAAGGCAATGAATTCCAAAAGATTTTATTTACAGAAAAAGAGATTACAAGCGTTGCCGCGTTCCTATTTGAATGCTGTTCAGGTCGGGCAGTTTGTCCCTTATTCAAGAAGAACAATGATGTGATAATGAGAATCGCGGAAAAGCGTGATGAAAACTTCATTGAATCTCACACGATATTTCTCGACTTTGATAATGAACAACAGACCCCACAAGAGCTAATTTCAAAGGTTGATAATAACTTCCAAGCCTCTTGTGCATTTAGTTCATATAGTGATAGCCAAGATAAGCGCAAATTTCACACGTTCTTTCTGTTTGAAAACCCACTCAACAAGGAACAACACAAACTAATATCGACGTTCTTATATGAACAATACAAGAAGGTTTCTTCATTTGAAGATAGTATCGACGCATGTAGCTTGAAGTGCTCTCAAATGTGCCTTGGAACTCACAAGCCTTTATCAATCTTCAATAACAACGAGAAGATTTTCAACGGTGCAGAAGATTTCTTTCAGATGGAAGCCTTTCAGCAATGGGCGTTGGAACGTGAAGAAGAAGAACGCAGCCTTGAAGAAGAGAAACACGCTCAGAAGGCAAATAAAACGGCAAAGAATGAAGGTTGCAATACATATATCAATTATGACATGTGCAATGATTATCAGAATAAGCCTTGGAATGAGTTTGCTGAAAAATGGGGCGTTGATGGATATGAAAAAGGATGGGTTAATTACAGATTGGAGCATGAAGGTTGGATTTTTTCTCCTGATTCCCAAATTCCTTATCAGTATGTAGACGGGAAGAAATTCTTCCAAATGCCCTATTATATCAATCGTTCTCATTTTAGCGACAATGGCAGTGAGACATTGAAGCATTGGTTGTTACAAACCATGTCATTATATAAGCTCTTGAACCCTCGTTGCGACCTGAATAGAATCTTATATCGTGTATTGCAGAAGATTGAATTGCATGACCTCAACCATAATAAAACGCTTTCTTCTCGTGACCTTATTTCAGTGATGGAAGAGGTTGATTCATATACAGAAGAGCAAATTGAATCCAATTATTCAAAGCGCTTGGATTATCTCAGAGAGACAAGCAGACCCAAATCGGGAATCATCATCAAGAAGAGCAAAGCCAATCGTGATGTTGGATATAGCACGCTATTATCCCAAGTAAAACGGGAATGTGTTCTTTCTGTTGTTTCAGGCATGGAAACGCCAAAACAAGGATTTCAGATTGTAAGCGAGAAATTTCCACGGCTCAACTTCACATTGAAGTGGGTGCAAACGTTCTACACTGAGATGAAATTCACTCAGGAGAAGAAAATGATCGATATTGGAATGCAGCAGAAAGCGATTAGAGAAGTTCTAAAGGATAATCCTGATATTGCCCAACGTCCACTTTTGAAGATGTTGCAAGAGAAAGGAATTAAAATCGCGCTTTCTACTTTACAAAGTCGATTGAAGGAGATAAAGATTACCACTTAGTTTTTATATATGTGTTTGTACCACTATGCGTTTATAACGTGTGGTGGTTTTTCTTTATATATAGGTTTATTTGACGTGTAAACCCTCTTCTAATCTCCAATGATACATTGTGCTAATCCCTATGTATAACGTCTTAGAATGGTCGTGTTTCATTGGTTGGTGGTTGGGTGTAATAATACCAATGAAAAGAGTAGTTGAATGTTTTGACCGATTTTTCTTATTTGATATAACATTCTTCTTCTCTCAGCTCTATATAATAAAAAAGAATTGTCGGTCACCCAACAACCCAACGATAAGTAACACCCTACAAAAAAAACTACCTATGGATTATAACAACGTGAATCGTTGGTATAACATAGGGATAAACCCATAATAGGACTATATGGGAACATACCTATCATATCCAACGATAACCGATTATCAAGATACAAGCACACATGAACGAGTAACACGAGTTCATACATGAATGAGAGTGAAACGATTCATGAATGTAATACTTGAAAGGAAAGTAAGTCCATATAAAACCATATAAAGGATATAACCAATACAACAATCGCAGATTGCAATATATCATTATATCCAACGATACCCGATGTATCAACGTTTATATCCGTTCTACTGCCTTATATCATTCCAAGCGTGGAAACGTTCAGGTGGTGGTAATATAGCGCTTATATGGAGGAAAAAACGCAATTAAATATCCGCGCAACCTTGACAAATTCCAAGTATCGCACTATTTATTATTATAGATAAGGACAAATAAAAACGACGATGAAGAGAAAACCAAACAGCGCAAACAGCTATTCAGACGCTTTAATTGCGGGGCTTATAGAACGATATGGAGTCGTGAATGATGAGAATGAGGTGGAAATACCTGATGAGTGGTATTATCTCATCGACACGTTCAAAATGCAATATAACCTCCAAAAGCAATGTGAGAAGGAAATCCGAGAAAAGGGGATTTGTAATTATGAGAACGGCGCAAGGAGACACCCCCTCCTTACAACCCTAAAGGAATTAGTTGCTTCCAATATGCGCATTCTTAATCTCATCGGGGCTAATCCATATTATAGAGAGCGTTGCAAGACCAAGGAACAAAGCAATGAAGATATAAGCGCAGAAGATTTCATCAGCGCATTAACAAGTGGTGGTTCTTATGAAGGAGAAGAGTGACAATCGGGGCAACCTTGATTCTCTTCAATATCAAAAATATAAGCAATATGCGTTGGATGTTGTACAGCACAAACAAATCGCTTGTAAATATGTTATTCAGGCGTGCGAGCGTTATTTGTCGTGGTTTGAACGTGATGATTTACTTTTCCGTCCTGAAAAGGCGGACGCGGTAATAAATTTCATTTCCAAATTAAAGCACTATTCAGGTCGTTTCAATCGCAAACCGTTTATATTATTGCCTTACCAAAAGTGGATGATATATTCAATCTTTGGTTGGTATTACAAGGATAACCCTGAAACCCGCGTTACAAGGAAAATGTACATTGAGTTAGCAAGGAAGCAGGGGAAGACTTCTTTTATGAGTGCTATTTCATTGTTTTGCCTTTTAGAAACTCCCGCCGCTGAGGTTTATATGGTGGCCAACAATGCAAAGCAAGCCAAAATCTGCTTTGATATGAGTTCCAATTTCCTTTCATCAATCGACCCAAAGGGCAAGTTCTTTGAAAGGTATCGTGATTCAATCAGATTCAATGCAACCAAATCCAAGATACAAGTTCTTTCCAATAATAGTAGCGGAAATGACGGCTATTCACCAAGTCTGTTTGTCCTCGATGAAGCGCATGAACAGCCCGATTCCAAGGCTTGGGACGTTATGATTTCAGGCCAAGGGGCACGATATAACGATAACTGTTTGGCCGCAATTATCACAACTTCAGGATTTAATCGATTCCTCTTCTGCTATGAATATCGCCAAACATGCACTGCGATACTCGCAAATCTAAAAACCGACGACTCGCAATTCATCGCAATATATACCCAAGATGAAGAAGATGATATTTTCAATGATGAAGAATGTTGGATAAAAAGCAACCCAAGTTTGAACATTACAGTGAGCAAGGAGTATTTGCGCGAGCAAGTGACAAATGCGCAGAACAACACTTCATTATTGACGGGCGTTCTTACAAAGAATTTCAATAAATGGGTGGATTCACAAGATACATGGATAACACACGATGAACTCTTAGCATGTTCAAAATCGTTTGAATTGAGCGATTTTAATCCTGATGATACACTGTGTACTGTGGGGGTAGATTTGGCCTCAGTTAGTGATCTTACGGCGGTCTCTGCGCACGTCTTTCATAAGGAGAAACACTATTTCAAAACGTGGTATTTCATTCCTGAATCTTGCCTTAATCCAAGCAATTCCAATTGTGAATTATATAGGCGATGGAAAAGAGAAGGCTACGCAATAATCACCAACGGAACTGTGACAGACTACGATAATATTTTAGAGCTTCTCGGAAATTTCCCCCTTACAATCTCTAGCATTGCTTTTGACCCATGGAATGCAACGCAATTTGTAATTTCAGGGCAATCGGTGTTTGGTTTGAATTTTGAGCCTTACAGCCAAAGTATATTCAATTTCAACCGACCAACGCGGGAGTTTGAAAGACTCCTCAAAAGTGGAAAGGTCGTGCTCGACAATAACCCAATCACGAGGTGGTGTTTCTCCAATTGTGTTTTGAAGCATGAACCCTCTTGTGACAATGTAAAGCCGATTAAATCAGGAAGCGGAAAATCCGAGAAGAAATCTTCACAACTGAAGATCGATGGGGTGATTAGTATTTTGGAATGTCTTGGCAGATTCTTGGAAAATCCAATATTTGACACTTCAATATAATATAGAAAAAATCAATAATACCAATGAAGATATTTGGTTTGAATATAACAAGGGAAAAGCGGAATTTTGAGCAGCCGTCTATCAGTTATGAACAACAGGTTGCAAATGCACTGAATTTCCCATTCTTAAATTTCAATGAAAGCCCTTACACATTGAGCGCATTTCATCGTTGCGTTGAGCTTATAAGTAGCAGCGTTGCAAATCTTCCAATTAGTGTGCTGTTCATCGATAAACAAGGGAACAAGAAACAAAGGAACAATCACCGTTTGAATGTTGTGTTCCAAAATATGCTGTTAAGTCGTTATCAATTTGTTCATAGCCTTGTGAAGGACGTTATTACAAGCGGCAATGCGTTTGCTTACATTCATCGTGATAACGGCGGCAATGTGAAGCAAATAACATACATGCAACCAACAGAAGTTCAGGTTGTATATAACAAGCAAAAGGGGGAATTATACTATCAGATTCCAAGCATATCCAAGCAACAAAAGATTGAGAGTTATGACATGCTACATCTTGCGATGAACTCAAAAGATGGGATTGTTGGTACTTCAACTCTTAGCCTTATGAATAGAACCTTGAAGGGCGCGGGCTATGCAGAAGCAACGGCCTTAAATCTGTTTGAGAATAACGGGCAAAGTCCAAGGGGCATTCTTACAGTGGAAAGCCAACTCTCAAAGGCACAACGTGAGGATATCAAAGAGAAGTGGGCTTCAAACCTTTCAAGTAACGGGGTGTGCGTGTTACAAGGAAACATGCGTTATCAGAGCCTTTCATCAACGGCAAACGACCAACAATTACTTGAAAGCAGAAAGTTCCACCAAGAGCAAATTTGTCAGTTTATGGGTGTGCCTCCTCAACTCTTGGGAATGGGAGAACCAAAGAACATTGAAGAATTGACCAATCAGTTTTTGGTGTTTACATTACAACCAATTATTACGCTCTTAGAAGAAGAATTTACCCGCAAATTATTTGCACCAAGCGAGAAGAATTTCAGAATTGATTTAGATGAGAACTCAATGCTTAGAATGAGCGCAAGTTCAAAAAGTCAGTTTTATTCAACGCTCTTGCAAAACGGTTGCCTTTCAATCAATGAGGTTAGAAATGAATTGGGCTATGAAGCAATTAAGGACGGTGATAAACACATTATCGCTTACACGGATATAGAACAGAACACGATAAATAATTCAGACACACAAGAAGAAGAAAATGAAGGAATTAATTCTAAAAATGATAGAGAAAAGAGGTGGTGAACTCGCTATCCAATATGAAGATAGAATCGTTTCAGGCTATGCGGTCATTTTTGAGACATGGAGCAACGACCTTGGTTTTTACGAGAAGATATTGAAGGGCGCAATTACAGAAGAAACAATTAAACGTTCAGACGTTATTTGCAAGCTCAATCATGACGACCAAAAGGTATTAGCACGTTCCAAATATGGAGAAGGCAGCCTTATATTAGAAGTCGATGAGAAAGGCCTAAAATACACGTTTGAAGCCCCAAAAACACAATACGGCGATGAGTTGCTTGAATATCTGAGAAGAGGAGATAT